CGATTGTAGGCAATCTTACTTTGCACAACCTTAGGTTTGAACGGCGTGTTTTCTTGGAAAAGCACACGGTGAGCCCTGTGTTTGGGCTGTTCAATAGTGAAAGATAGGATTTGCTTTTTCATAACCCATAGTATAGCAGAATCCTTATTTATTGTCAACTACCTCGGCCAGTGCTATAGTGTGTTCCCTTTGGGCCTTTTGAAACAAAAGTTCTACCATACAACTCACCCTGGTATTCGTCACTCTTGGCTACATATTTCAATACCAGTTTGATTTTTCTGTCTAAACTGATACTAAGCAGACTTTGAGGTTTGAATTCAAGAACCTCAGCATCCACCGTCTGTCCGTTGTCTACACAAGTGACCTTTGTTTTGTCATCATACCGTATCATCTTTCGCTCCGAAATCAAATGTAACACTTAGGTGTTTGATAGATTTAGTAGTAAAACTGCGCCATTCTTTTATTTCGGTATCAAACACACGCATGGTAGTCTCAGATACTTTGCGTGGCTTTGCATCTTCTTTAACTTCCACTTTGGGAACAACATTAGGATTAGTTGTGCAACTCATTACCCGCTCAGTACCATCTTTTTTAGTAAAAGTGACGGTGACTATTTCAGTTTGTAGGGTGCCCCTTAACCACTTGTCAAATTTGTTCCAGTCTTTATCTGTCCACTCAGCAACAAAATTCATATCAGTCATTTTCTTGTTCTTTCCAAGTTGTGAAAAAGTTTTTAATTTTTGTTTCTTCGTCCCAAGAACTACCATAGTCATTGTCTTTATCACACAATGTGAGTGCTTCTTCTTTTGTGACGATACGATGGCTAACAATTTGTTCACCGATATGTTCTTGGCTAAACTCTTTAGCTTCGTTCATAGTAACAGTATCTAGTGCCCATAGACTTTTATCTTTGCCATATTTGTCAACGCCAACAGGTACTTCAACCATATAACGCTCACGGAATGTACTGACGCATTCAACCAGTACCCATTGTGTTGGTTCTATCTTTTTCAAAGTCCAAGTTCCGTCTTTGTTGTCAATCCAATCAAGTGTGTCACCTTCTTTCCACCCAGCATCTTCCATAAAGTCATCAGGAAATTCAAGTATAGCGTCACCATTTTCAGGATCTTCTTTAATTTCTAGTGTCCAAGTTTTGTTCATATTACCATCCTTATTAATCCAATTGTGTCAATCGTTGTTAGCAGTATATAGTTAGCAAGCATGCCAAAAGATTTCCTAGACCAAGAAGCCCAAGCATACAGGGCACAACCAGTAATCCAAACAGGATATAGAGCCAAAAGCGGGGGATTAGGGACTGTGAGTGCCATAGTAATACTACATCCAATACTAATAGCCCAAGCAAGCAACTCAATAACAAAGCGAATTCGGTTAGACTTAAAATCATCTTTGATCCAAAGAAAAGTGTTTAGGAAAATGTCATTCATCCATAACTTCTTTTGGTTCATGTTCCTCTATTACCTTTTTTAGAATTTCTTCAACCATTTGATTGAGAGTAATATCACGATTGTGTGCTTCCATACACAACTTTAACATTACATCATCTTCCAAATCAATAGGAACTTGAACACGTTTATCAAATTCTTTTCCGTTAAACATAGCTTCTGCCTTTTCTAAGAAATCTTCTTCTGTTTCCAAATCAACCCACTTAACTTCATCCCATGCTTTTTTCCATTTAACTTTGCGTGATTTGGCTTCGGCAATCATACTATCTTTGAATTCAGGATTCAACCAACGATAGGGTCTCATGTTTTTATCTTCATCAAACCAATTAGCTTCTTTGATGGTCGCATCTGCCTCATAAATTTCTTGTGTCTTGGTACTGTAAAGTACAGACACATAGGCAAACTCACTTTCGTAACTTAAATATCGTGCGTTAGGATAACAGTTCCAACCATAGTCACTACCCTCAGTAATACGGTGATCAGTGATTTCGTTAATCTGTTTTAGATTCATGTTTCAACTCCATATAAGGTTCAATTGTGTTATTATATATCTGTTCCATTGTTTTGTAAAGCATTTTGGCATCCTGCTCAGTCATACCTGATGTCCAATTTGGTTCGCCGTGTTCTTTGCGTAACCCATAATCATGCCGATATGTATAACACATATCAGTAATAATTTCTTCTTTTGTTTTCATTTGAGTCTTATTTTTTTGCATTCGTTAATCACAAAATCAGGATATTGATTCTGTGCTCCTAAAACTTGTGTACAATTAAAAGTAATTGTTACTTCATCCAAATCATCATATTCCTGACGCATAAAAAATCCATATGCTATTGTGAAAATAAAAATTAGTGCCAATACTAAAAGTACTGGCCGCATCAAATCAGATAATCTATTTGGACTGGGGAATCTGTTCATATATAACAATCCACTAGTGTACCAATGTAAAATTGATATCTATAATTGTTGTAGTCTGTGCGATTTTTTAAATTTTCGTATTGGTGCATTTCTTCTAAATTTTTACGGAATTCACGTTCCTCTTCCAATCTCTTTTGTTCAGTATACTTAATTCTTTTCCAATCATAATATTCATCTACCCTGTCATAATGTTTGTTGAATATTTCTTTACGCAATTCAAGTTCATGCTTGTGGCGTAAGGTGTAATCCAACAATGGAGTAGGTGTATCCACTGTTGATTTTACATTAACACTCATACACTAACCCAACAATTATTCTCGTAATCCCAATGTCTATTATCATAAAAGTGAAATATTAGCGCATATCCAAACAAACTCAATTCAAGTCTAACACCTGCATGGTCACGCCTAGTTGTCCAGTTAAAATTAAAGTTAAGTAGATATTCACAATCCTGAAACACTTCAATTTCAAAGTACTTGTTTTTGATAAATGTATTCCAGGAACGATTGAAAATGTGATTGAATGACGACCTGGTAAAAGGGTACTCAATTGAGAATTTCAAATTAATCATGTTAAGATTATACAGTATATTTTAAATAAGGGTAAGTGTTTTCGGCAAAGTGTATTATAGTTTCAACATTGCCCACATTGCTGTTTTTTCCAAATCAGTTTCAAACTCTGGATAGACCTTATCCAATTCTTCTTTGTCAATTTCTTTGTAACTTTTGTTTAGTTTTTTGCGGATCAATTGGTTAACATCATGCTTGCTGCCATTAATCAATTTGGTTTGAAGTTTAGCGCCGCGGCGACCCCAAAAAGTTATATACTTGTTTGTGTGAAAGTGCCAAGCTGTACTGACCGGAACATCTTCGGCTAATAGGATTGCACCCCACACCTTATCATGTTTACCTTCTTTGCACCAACCAATAAATTCATAGTTCATTTTTTAACTCCTAAAGTCTTTACTGCCTCTTCCAATGCATCTTCTAACATTTCGGCTTGTTCTTTTTTAGATAACTTTTTTAGACCTAAAGCAATCTTTTCTTCATCGGACAATTTTTTCAAAGCCTCACGCCTAGTTTTGGCTACTTGCTTTTTGCGTTCCTCTTTCTCACGTGCCTTGCGATCCGCTTCCTGATGTTTCTCCCACCAATCACGAACCTCATCATCTTTCAGAACCAAAAAATCAGCATAACCACTTTTAACCAACTCAGTCATTGCCTTACAAGCAATGCGAGCCAGCATGTCAGCACGGTCTTTCATTTCTTGGTATTGCCAAGAATCGGTAGGGCTAGAATAACTATCTGATCCATAATCTCTACAAGGCATGATTTACTCCTTTACTCCGAAATGTTTTTTAAAAATATTTTGACAAAATGTTGTTTGGTTATCTCGGCACATTCCTGCATGACTAACTCGGTGTATTTTTCCAACTGTACCGGAGTCAGTATGCATGACCCATATGGTGCCCGCTTGACCACATCAACGGGTTGATTACGGGCTTGCGCCAAAAGTTCATACATTCGTTCGTTCATTCTTCAACTCCGAAATGTTGTTTAATCTGTTTAGACAAATTTTCACCACACGATTTGGTGGCAAGATCCTGTAAAGTAAATTTGCCAGACTCACGAATAATATCTAAATCAAGATTAGATACATTCTTATTGATACAAATATCAGAACATTCTTTCACAATCAACTCGGCGAACTTTTTACGATTGAAACTTTCAGTAGTAGAAGTACCGTTTAGTCCACACTTCACTGTATCCGTCGCCTGTCTTTCAAGTTCTCGAATTCGTTCGTTCATACCAATTCTCCTGTTGCATCGTTGACCTTGCCGTAGTAGACAGCCACGAATCCGTTGCCGTTCTCAAGCCAGCCATTTATGTTCCAGTTGTCACGGTGCCGGTTGTAGGATTCCACCCACATGAGCGCATCTTCACGGGTGTTAAACTCTTCCTCACGCTTGACCTTCGACAGGTTAGGCAGACCTAGTTCCACTGGGTGGACATAAACGATGTGTACATATTTTGTCATTACTTTACTCCAAATGTGTTCAATGCAGGACGCAATGTGTTAATCAATTCTGTCTCACGTGCATGAGCAGGACGCTTACCGCGTACAACTTCAACAACACCGAATACAAAACGCTCGGCACCTTGCTCACGCAAAGCACGTGACAAACCCCAATTCTTGTTCTCGGACAAAGCACGTTGCATGTGCTTTTGCATGCGGCGATATAATGTACGGCGCACATTGCCTTTGAATGAAAGTGCAGTCAGACCAATGTAGTACTCAAGTGTTACAACATCTTGAATGTAGTAGATCACTTGATTGCGGTCTGTTCTGCGTTTGCGGTTGATTTTTGAGTTCATGTGTGTATTATATACCCAAAACGATTTATTGTCAAGCGACCCTGTAAATGATTCCCTGAGCGGTTGTTACTTTAGTAATACCTTCTGCGGCCCAGTCTTGTTCAAAAGACCTGAGATTTTTGCGATCTTTAATGATACCTTTGATAACTTTCACACGAATCCATTTGATACAATTTGTCACTTTGACTTCTTCACATGAGTACAAAAGTTCTAGTGCCAGTTTCATTCGTTCTGCTTTGAGTTTTTGAAAATCGCTAAAGCGACTGGCATTAACTGCACTTTTGAAACTAGCATCACGTGCGGCAAAAAATGCATACTTGCCAGCGCTTTTGTAATCAGTATCTTTTGCAAACATAACAGCTCCTGTAATCAATCAATACAAGTATTATATACCCAATCTGATTTATTGTCAAGATTGGGTATATAACTTTTAGTCTACTTTTGCAAATCCCATGAACATTTCAATGTCATACCAAGCGACTGCTTTAGTATTCATTTCGTAGACAAGCACAGGGTATGCTTCTGTATTAACTTTATCAAAAGTGACAAGTTTCTCAAATTGAGATTGAGATTGATCTTCGTCAGACTGGTCCTCAAAAGTGATGTACGCTTTGTTAGTGTTCACAAACATATCAATATCGTAAGACATAATTGGCCCTTTCAAGTGAATAAGATGCTATTGTATAGCCAAAATGATTTATTGTCAAATGGCTAAGTTAGTCAGTACCAACTAGGGATAATTTCGTTAGT